AATTTTTACGGCAATCGATTTTGCAAACAAAGGGGGCATGTTTCACGTGGAACATACCCTAAAACGATTCCATTGGTAACTGTTTGTGTGAAATCGGGCCTAGGCGTTCGCCAGCCAGACAGGGGGGCCAAAATCCGGGGTGGGTGCTCACTTACGCCAGATACCGCACGAATGGGCGCCGGGACTCGGCCCCCGGTCCACGGCCAGAGACGCGCGGTCCACGGCCCACGGCCCGGCATGCGCGGCCAGCTGGGCGCGGTCAACGCATCACGGCCCACGGCCAGCTGGGCGCTGGGTGTTTGTGATCCGGGATCACAAACGGGATCACAAACACAAACACGGGCCAGCTGGGCGCTGCAGCTGGCAATAAAAAAGGCCCGCCGAAGCGGGCCCGGGGCCTAGTAAAACGGGACCTAGTACGTGAAGCCTACGTGCAAGGCCGTGCCCTTCTTCACTTCAATAGTCCGGTTTATATCGTCACAATCCGCCAACGTGTAGCGGCGTGTGCTGGGATTGTAGGCAGCGCGAACGTAGGTTTTTTTCGCATGCTCAGTACGGCGGACGTACTCGCCGGGGCGGATTGTTTCAACGGCCTGTAGGCCCAGAGACTCGCTCATTTCATTTTCTCCCTGTATACGCGGTCAATCCCGCCCGGAAATAATAACACGGCCCACGGCCCACGGGCGGCGCGCTGAGCTCATAGGTTTGCGGCCCACGGACCAAGGCCCACGGGGCCCGGATCCGCTCAGGGGCGCGCTGGGCGTCCGGGGCCAGCTGGGTTATTGCCTTTATAGATACACGATAATGTACGGCGCTGGCCGGGCCCGGTTTACACGGGCAAAAAAAAACCGCCCCGAAGGGCGGTCCGCGCGGCCAGCTGGCCGAGCTCAGGGAAAACGAATCACGCTACAAGGTCCAACAGCTCGCCCGCTTGCGTCTCAAACTCGACGCGGTCAGCGGTCCACTGAATCGAGCGGGCGTACGCCGTAGCGCCCGTTACAGCGTCCCAGATTGTCTCAATCGGACGGCCCTCGTCTATCACGTGCGCATGCTCAACGCGCTGGGCGATACGCGGCCCGAAGCGGTTCGCTAAAAACTTGCTCACGTCCGGGATACGTTCGCGCTGGGCCGCTTGTAGCACGTTCAGCGTGTTCGATTCGCTCGCTTGCGAGTAAGCGAGCAACGCGGGCGCTACTTCTTCAATGAAGCGGTCCGGCGCGCTGGCCGTATGCCGCAAGCTTATTTCCTCGAGCTCATGAGCGCCCCATACAATACGATTCGCGCAAACAAAATCGAAGAGGAAGGTTTTCACGCGTAGCGCGCCGCCGCCCACTTCGGAATTCGTCACGAAAAAACCGCGCGCCAGCGTCCCGGTCTCGCCGTCCCGGCGGCCCGGTAGCTCAATTCGGTTTTTCTCATCCGCGAGAAAAACGAACATGTCGCGGTCACCCGCGTACAGCGTAGTGTTTTCGCGGTCCACTTCCACGGCCCGGCCCCATACGCCCGGGACGCGAAAATCGCCCGTCACGCCGTCACCAAAGCGGTCAATCAACGCGGCAATCACGTCATCATTCCACACACGCCCGTAGCGCGGGCCCGTCATCGCGCGAATTACTGATTCGCCGTTGCGCGTTAACAGTACGCCCACGTCTTGGGCGTCCCGTTCATGTTGCATGCCCCAGTTGATACAGTCCGCCGCTACCGGGGCCGGGAGTGTACGCAGATATCCCGCTGGCGCGCCGATCAGGCCCGCCGCTTGGCCGAACGCCCAATGCGAAGGGGCAAACCCGTGCCCGTTCGGGCCCTCAATCAAAATGCCGGAATTGTCATCCGTGGGCACTGCGCGGAGCTGACGCGAGCTCACCACGGCGGCGCGCGAAATAGCGCGCTGGGCCGCTTGCTGAGCATGCATCTCCGTGAGCGAAACAAACCGCTCCTCAGCGGGACGTGTAGACCATTGACGCGAAGCTTGCATAAGTGTTGACATGATTTTCTCCCTGTATTGAAAAAAGCGGGCGGTTTGCCCGCCCGGAAAGTATAAGCGAATTAATCAGAATTTCAAACTAATTTTGCACGGGCCCGGCCCGGCGTGTATTGATCATAGTTTCGGACGCGGGACGGGCGCTCACGTGCTACGCGCTCGCGGAAAGTGAGCGGAATTCCGGCCAGCTGGGCCGCATGCATTAATGAGCTCAAATCGCAGTCCTCCTCGAGATAAGCGAAACCGTCCCGAATGTAACTATAGGGCGTGATTGAATCGAGCAAGTTCAGGCGATCAAGTAAGCGAATCGAAACTTTCGCCCATGCATGGCCGGGGTCCGAAATAATATCAAGCTTCATTTTTTGCCCCTTCCCGCTTTTCGAGTTCGCTTTGAATGTGAAATTCCAATAATTCAGCGGCTGCAGCCCACGGACTATCGTCGAATGAAACGCCCTCATAAATCGGTTTTTTTAGCTCCGCGAAAATAATCGGCAAGAACTGCAGAAGAGCGCCCGTCTCGTGGCCCTCGTTCAGCCAATATAAATAAGCTTGCTTTTGCTTTTCCTGCGTAGCGGTATCGTTAAAGACCGCCAGTGCAATTTGTTTCATTTGCATTTTTTTCTCCCTGTATAAAGCGGGACGAAGTGCCCGCCCGGAAATTATAGGACCTTACTTTCAAATTGCAAGCTTATTTTTTCGGCTCGCTTTGATCCCGTCCCGTGCGCGATAAAACCGACAATTGAGGGCCGCTCAGCACGTGAGCACAACTGACAATCCGCGCAGCTGATATCGTCCCGGAGCTGGGCCGGGCATGTCACTACGGGACGGCCCGCCGGGGTTTTCGTTAACGAGGGCGCGCCGGGCGGAAGTAGCGTCACCACGGGCCCCGCGTTCAATGCGGCCAGCTGGTCCGCGTGTGCGAGATTATTCGCCGATAAATTGATAGTGAAGCCGCCCGCGTTCGCTTCACGGATCAACGCTAGATTTTCAGCGCTGGCCGGTTTGTGCGTATAGGTGAAACCGCGTTTTCCAGCGTTCGCTTTTACAAGCATGCGCAACGCGTCCGGATTGATTGTCTCATTCAGGCCCGGCAAATCGCCCGCCTGATTATGCCGCCATAGCTGGCCCGCTGGTAAAGCTTCAATTGATTCGCAGAACTCAGCCCAGTGCATGCCACGCTGGCCCTCAGTAACAGCGCGCCAGTGCAAGGCAAGCGGCCCGCCGTCCGCATAACATCCGTTTTTCTTGAGCGGGCACGAATCAGGGCACGATTTCGCGCTGGTAGTAGATACCGGTATCGGGCCGGTTTTCTTGTTTGAGCTCTTGATTGTCAAGTGAACGGTTTTCAAAATTTTCTCCCTGTATAAGCGCGCCGCTTGCGCGCAGTAACTTTATAGCTCGATTCTATCCGCCGGTCAAGTATTTATTAGTTACCTAGTATCAGGTGCACAATCCACATGCCGAACAGCCTTGAAACATGGGAAAACCACGAGACGGGCTTCGAAGGTGGGGGCTCAATAACATGGCGAAACCGCTTTTTGTGCCAGTTTTTATACTGGCGAGACCTTTTTAATCCCTCAAGTTCTAACATTTTTCGCTCATGATTTCGTGCGAGTCCATCATTAATTTGATCAGCGATAAAATATTCTCAGTGCTGCCTGCCAAAAAACAAGCGGCCAAAACAAGCGCCGCCGCCGATTCTCGGTCGTCAAGATCAAGCTTTTTATCCGCGAAAGTAATTAATTCAATGGCGGCGTCTGTACGTGTAATAGGCATGTTTTTCTCCCTGTATGTAATCCGAGCATGTGCCCGTCCGGAAATTATGCGCGCTCGTTCGGCAATTGCAAGATTTTTTTGTGGAATTCTTGCCAATCAATTTTTGCGAGGGGCCAGCGCGCGATACAGTCCGCCATAATTCCCCGCTTCGATATGTCGAGCACTTGCGCGCCCGTGAACAAAAGTAACTCCGGCGCGCGAACCTTCGTGTTCACTTCCACCACGACAAAGGTCGGGCATCCCAGCGCCGCATGTTTCATATGAAAGGCATATTGGTGAGGGCTCAGGTTAATCTTCAGGCCCGCGCTAACTACCTTCAATTCGATTAGAACGAAATGCGAGTTCGGCAGGGCCACCATCAGGTCGGGAATCCCCAAGTTCACCCGCGTCTCGATCCGCGTCATGTGAACTGTCGTCCAATTCCGCTTTAATCTGTCGAAAAGCCGCTGCTCGCTTTTTCGTGACAAGTGCTGGCTCCTCCTCGCCTAACGACAAATCGTCCAAAAAATCACCCGGCTCAAATTTTACTTCGGGCTCCACTGGTACGGGCTCTTCCTCGATTTCTTTTATTTCCATCTCTAAAACGGTTGTCGGGGGCGGTCCGCCATAAATCTGCTTGATCTCCTGCAGCTTACGGATCACTTCCTCTTTTGACATCGAGTCAATAGTGCCAATCCGCACTTCCTTGCGATCTACGTAAATCGTGCCCAGCGCCTGCCCACGGCGGTATTCCGCCTGTACAGCAGCAGACCACGCCCCGGCCTCTATAGCCTTATCACGGATCATCTGCAGGTCACGCATGTGCCGCTCGAAGGTCGTCCCGAACTTCTCCGCCAGTTCGTTTCTGAGCTCGTTTACAGCGGCTACGACATGCGGACTACGTGCAGGGTCCAAAAGCCGCGTTACGGCCTCTCTGGCCGCGTTTGGGGTGTATCCGGCCCGTATAGCCGCCTCCGTCCGGGTCATAGTCCCGTCTCGGGTCACATACTCCTGAACAAAGGCCCATTCCTTCGGGCTCAGAATCACCTGCTTGCCGTTCCTGCCGGGCTTCGGGGCGTTTGCTACGCGCTCCAAGACTTCCGGAGGCAAACTGGGCATCGCCACCTTCGTGCGTGTCTCATCCTTACGTCGGGTCATGCCACTCTCCTAATAACCCACAAACCATCTACATCCCGCATTTGACGAACAGTAAATTGCTTTCCCGCGTGGCGTTTACAAAAACCCTTTACCGCGTTTCGAGCCATTTCTGCCTCCGTCATGCTCCTTGCCAAAAAGTAATCGTTCACGATCATTCGCTTAAAAGGGTATCGATAGCGCCCGGACGCCGTAAAGCTAACCGCGTGTTGCCGTGGTTTAATGTCCTTGTGCAAGGGCCGTTCTTCGTCCTTCAACATGCCTTCCTCTTTTCCACCGACTTTCGCCCAGTATAAAACATACCCAAGTAAATACAACCCGTTTTCCGCTCAATGCGCGTTTTCCTATACAGGTATGTTGACCACAAAAAAAAAAAAAATTCAAAAAAAGTTCCCGCGCGCGCACCCCGTAAATTTCACTACTGTAATTACGTCTTACACTTATCAATTACACAAAAGTAATAATAGACCCGCATAAACACTCGCTTATTACGTCATTACGTTTATTACGGTACGTTCATACAAAAAAAAAAAAATAAAAATTTCACGGTCAACATACCTATATAGTACGCACGGTTTGCCGTAATAATCATGCATATCAAAATAGAAACGTAATGGAAAAAACGTACCCATTACCTTCCTGACAACACACTTTCTTCTTTCTTTTCTTGCAACAAAACCCCGGTCCGTGGCCCTTGATCCGTGGTCCTTTCTCCTCCAATCCCCCACCCCAAAGATACCCACATAAACCCTGCGCCGAAACGCGGGCTTTCTTATCTTTTGACTAACAACCGTAAGGGAAATTTAGTGTGCGGTGAGGTTGCTCATCAAGAGCGCGGAGAGGTGTGAGAAGGTGATGGGGTCGATGGTTTCGCCTAGTACGAAATCGACGATCTGTTCGTAATCGTCGTCGGCCAGTGGTGAGCCGAGGAAAATGAGTTGTCGTCCGTCTTGCAGGGTCACGTACATCACTTGGACCTTGGCCCCTGAGCCACGGAACAGGAGCTGCTGTAAGGCGTCAGAGAGCGCCGTAGGGCTTTCTTTGTCCTCATCCATGGTTCTCATCGTCCTTTGCAAAAAAACCGCTTAGCGGCCCGCATATCGTCTGCTGACGTGCCTACCCACCATTGAACGCAGGCGCCGTTCTTTTGCGCTTGACTATAGCCTGCTTGTCGGCCTCTGGCATAGGCTTGTGTGATGAGCTCGGTGGTGTCTTCGCTGGGTCCTTTGTCCATCATGTAGCCCACGAGGAAGCCCGTGAAGGCCACGTAGATGAGGCAGAAGAGGGTGGTGGCTTTACTGGGCATGGGAGGCCTCTTGGCGTTCTTTTTCGCGGCGTAGGCGGCGCTCAGTGTCTTCTTTGATCAGGTCTTTGATGTTGTCAATCGACATGCCAGAGCGCTCATAAATGGCGAGGATTAGGGCGGCGGAGATGGTTTGTGTGCCGTTTCGAATCCGGGAGACGCTGCCGGTGGAGATGGCGAGTTTATCGGCCAACGAGTTATCTGTTTGGATACCGTAGATCATCATCAAGGTGTCCAACAGGGCGTGGGGTTGTCGTTGCATGGTCTGGCCCTTTTTACTTTTTGTTAATCGTCTCATCATCGCCGAATCCTGCCCAGAAAAGGAAGACGAGGGTGAAGAGCGCGGTGATGCTACCTGCGCCGATCAGGATGCCGCTGATGACCAATAGGAGGCTGTAGGTGTCCATGATCAGGTGAGCAGGATGGCGATTAGAAGGCCGGAGACGGCGGCGGCGAGAAGTAAAGACATGGTGTCCTCCATAAAATTATCGAAGCGATGTTGGTCTTGCTGTTCCTTGGTCCATGGATCGGGGTCCTGCATCCTTTCCCCGGCGGCTTTGGCTTGTCGTTCCAGTTCTTCGGGGTCGGTCATGTGTCCTCCTCAGTCAGGTCTGGGGGTTCGTTGTCGTCCTCTTTGTCGTCCGGGATTTTGCCGGTGCGTTTTAGGTAGGCGATGGCAAAGCTTTTCGCGGCCATGAGGCTAATGAATTCTTTGTCCTCGAGCCGGTAGGTATGGTTAGCGGTGTCGTAGTTGATGTGGACCAAGACTTCGCCCGAGGGTGCGACGTAGGAGTGTCGCTCGTACGTGAGTTCGGTCCAGAAGTAGTCGTCGTAGATCATGTGTTCTTTTGCTCCGATGCTACGCCCTCATACAAGCTACTACGCCAAAGAGTGACGCTAGGCATGTGGTTGTGCGATTGTTTTGGTTCTACTTTTTGCATGGGTTGTACCCAACCCATTATGTTTAAAGCTCTGACCCCAGAAACCCATACGTTCGGGTGTAAGTTCATTGGCCTAGCTATGCCGTTTTGGTGGCAGAACGATCTAAATTCATCCCCTCGCACGTAGGGTTTCGATAGCAGCAGCCGTTCTGCTTGGGCTAAATAGTTTTCTACGAATTCTGGCGAAGTGTCATTTGCTTTCTTCCAGCATTTATCTGCTAACTCAAGTGCGTTTTTCATTCGGTCACTTACCATAACCCCTCCTGTAGTTTTCTATGACAATTAAAAGTTGGAGAACCACTCTGCCTTCACGTGTTTCTCTTTTTCAACAGGGCTTCGATAACGCGGGCAACCTCAACACCTCGAGAGAAGTACGGCCCCCAAGCGATGCGGATTTCATCGTCTGTCAGGTTTACCCATTCGCGTTCAGGCTGCGCCAATCGGGCGCGGAGTGTTTCGTTTTCTTCACGCAGTCGGCATAGTTCTTCTTCTACTTGCTCCAAGTTAAACTCTGCAACGATCAGCCGGTTATGCAGCTCGTTTTCTTTAAATGTTAGTGCAGTCATTGGAACCTCATCGGGCTATGTTCTTTAGCTATCCTCAATGCTTCTTCCAGCGCATACTCAATCGCTGCACGATCTTCCTCCATCGTGTCGGGGTCAAGGTCTTTAACCACTACGGTTACGCCTTCTTTGTCGTGGGTTACTTCAATCGTGTACGTTGTCATGGCGCACCTCTCTCGCGGATTCGTATTATGATTGACTGTTTAACGTAATCAACACCTTTGGCATGAGGGCCAAACCCTTCGTAAGTATCGTGAGCAATCTGCGCACACGCCTCGCGTTCCGCTGCTGCGACTAGGTTGGCAAACGCCTGTAAATCGTTAATATCAACATCTGCGCCGTTATGGTTTGGCGAAAACGCAACCTCCCCATCAATGCAAAGACCCGCCTCCCGCGCCATGCGGATAATGTCATCTCTGTTCATTCTTTTCCCTTCAACTGCTTACGCAGCTTCCTGATCTCAGCAATCAACGACTTGTGGTAGGTGTGCATACGATGTAGGTGACGTGCCACCTCATCCTCGCCGTCAGCTTTTAACCGGGCCACGATGTCTGGCGTGTCGTCGAACCATTCGGCCTTCTTCAGTACGTCAATGTCCTTCGGTGTTTTCATGGTGCTCCCTCCTTTGTTCTAACAGCATCAGCCTTCTGGCTCTTGTATATGCTCTCTGACTTGCGATCGATGCAGGCGCGGCAGACCCAACGCGGGACGCCACGCGTGATCCTGCGCTCACCGCCTTCCATGGTCCGTGTCGCTTGACAACTGGTACAAAACTTTGTGTCCTCGCTATTCATCTTGATTCTTCTCCTTCAACTTATTGCCGATCACTTCAGCAAAGGCCGTGGGCGTCTTGGTCACGTTCCACAGCACTTTGACCTCGGCAGTACTAAGTGGCTTCCAAGGGCGGGGAGGTTCTTTTGCCGTGTCTTCGATCACCAGCTGGACGAAGGCGAGCAGGTCGTCATTACAAGGGAAGACCCAGTACTCCCTTTCGATCAAGGGCCGTGGTTCGCGAAACGCGCCCGCTGATTCGGCCAGCAAGAAGTAGTGTTCAGGGCTCATTCTTCTCTCTCCAGACCATCTTCAAGACGGCCACGGCATGTAGGTAGTAGTTGTGTCGTTCCTTGTCCCGTTCGTGCATCTCGAGCAGCACGTCACAGCAGCGTGTGAAGGCGTGACCTGACACGCGGTCCGCGAAGCTGGCTAAGGCTTCCGGGGTGATAGGTTCATGGGCCGTGATCCCTGAGTCTTTTGCCATGCGAAGGAGGTTGTCGTTCATGCGTGTCTCCGTAGGTCGTCGATAACTTCTTGCAGGCGAGTGATTTCTGCTTGCAAGGCTTTCATGCGGCGTTCGCGCTCGGCGAGTTTTTGTAGGTAGCTGTTCATGACTTCGATCTGCTGTTCGATGAAGAACAGATCAGCAGCGAAGGTTCCGACATTGTTTTCCATAACTTTCTCCTTTCTAGTGGTCGATTAAATATCGATTTCGTCTTTTCGGCAGTAGCTCAAGAGTTCCTTGACGGGGACTTCGGTGAGCAGGTGAATGCGCAGGATGATCAGTGGGCTGATCTTGTTTGTGCCACGACGAATTTTGCTAATCGCCGAGGGTTGGAGACGCAAGATGGTCGCGAGTTCATGATCAGCGGTGACTTCAAAGAATTCTTTGACGGCGTCGATGAGTTTGTGTTTGTCGATGTGTGATCGGGGCATGCGTTCTCCTAGATTTTTCTTTGGCAAGCGAAGGCTTGGTGATCGACGCGGAAGGTCATGGCGTACTTGCAGTCGCTCATGATCCGTGATTCGCTATTACTGGCACCTATGTAAAGGCCGATGAAGAGTGCGATGAGCGGCCAGAAGGCGAGGGACCAGATACGCTTGGCCCATGGTACGAGTTGCTTGGTGTCGAAGAAGGATTCGAAGTTCATTTTATTGATTCCTGAGGGTGTTGATCTGAGCCAGTAGGGTTTCATTTTCTTTCTCCAGTGCCGCGCAACGATCTGCCATTTCAGCCCATTTAACTTTGTAGAGGTTTTGGCTTTCGATGTGGTCTGCTGCCGTTAAGAAAAGGCTAGAGATAGTATCGATGTTATGGTTATCTAAGTTTTTAGCAACATCACGTAGGAGTTCGACGAACCTCATGCCAGCACCTTTAAAAGATTTTTAATACGTTGAGAGACAGTGGCCGTGGTCCGTGTTGCGCGAATCTGGCGTAGATAGTCTTGACCATCGTTAGCGCAGCCGGTGGCGATGTAAAGTTGTTTTTGCAGCAGTTGGATTTCCCGAACGGCCATATCACGTTGACGACGATAGCGCTCAGAGAGACGTTGCCAGTATTCAATGGTATGAACATTGTTATCCACGCTTAGTCCTCCACGCTTCGTATCGGAAGTAATCCTGAACAAACTCTGGTGTGAGTATTTCGTCTTCAATGGCTAAGACTTCGGACTCAGATAATGCCGTTAGGATATTAACGCGACGCGATTTGTTTTGGGAAGAGGGCACACGGATATACACGCCCGTGATGTCAGCTTGCAAAGGTATATCGGGGCCGTCTAACGGGGGGATGATGTCGAATTCAACTTCAACATCAAGGTTTAGGTTGGTTTGATGCTGCATTTTCTCTCTCCTTTCTACGTGCTGCGACGGCTGCTCTGTACTGTTCTTCAGCCCAGCGTTCTTCTTTGTCCTTGCGTTCGACTTCGATCAGTGTTTTGTTAAATGCGGCTTCGATCATTCGGTGGACGATGTCCAGCATAGAAGTCTTGTAGTACATCGCCAGTTCTTTGACCATTTGGTAGGTCAGTGGGCGCAGATTCAAGACTTTGTACTGGGTTTTCCGTAACGCAGAGCCGGGGCCGGGGTACTTCTTCTTGCGGCGTTTTGTGCGCCTGCCCTTGCGTTTGACGGGCCGTCCTACCCGCTTTGGTTTGTATTCCTCCACGCTTTCTCCTTTCTAGCCTGCATAGTATACGACAGCGGTGAAACATGCAAGACGGAATTTATCATAAAAAAGGGGCCCACATGACGTAGGCCCCAAACCAAACTAAGAGAAAGCGAGACAGAGGGGACTGCCTCGCCTTCATCATACTGCTTCTCCCCATGAGCGTCCAATTTCTACGTCTACCCGGCTGGGGACCTCGATGGAGACGGCCTTTTCCATGATGGCAGCAGCTTCGCGGGCCTCGTCCTTTGACTTGACGGACATGGCAACCTCGTCGTGGACCTGCAGCAGGAGGTTAAAGCCTGCCTTGTGGAGCGCGGTCATGGCCGCTTTGGTCTGATCTGCCGCTGATCCTTGGATCAAGCGATTTAATCCTTTGTAAGTGAACGCTCGCTTCACCTGCCGCCCGTATTCCACCACGGCCTGCTCATACGGCAGCGCCTTGTTCACGCCCCATTGCTTGGGCTCCCAGAGCGGGAAGCGGCACTTACGGCCTAAGAGAGTACGGATCGCGCCACCGGACGCTGGATGGTCAATGCGCTGCATGACGGCGTTCACAGTGCCCTTTAGGTACGGCACTTTCTTGTGGAACACCTCCAAGAGCTCAGACGCGTCGTCCATCTCCATGTCCAAGGAGGCGGCAAGCTTGCCCTTACCCATGCCGTACATCAGCCCCAGACCAATGGTCTTAGCCTGCTTACGTTTGATCCCGGCCATGTCCGCAACCATCTGGTGGAAGTCAGTGTTCGGGTCTTTGTGGTACGCCTCAACCATCTTCTCGGCCCCCGGCAGGTCCAAGAGCGATGCGTAATGCACAAGAAGTCGGGGTTCTTGGGAAGAAAAGTCACAACTTGCCCATAAATCGCCTTCTTCGGGCAGAAAGAGGGAGCGCACAAGCGGGCCGATGACCTCATGCCGTGCTGGGACCTGCTGAAGGTTCGGGTTTGCCATCGACAGACGCCCGGTTACTGTCCCGCCTTCGTCACTGCGTAGCTGGTTGACGTGCGGATGGATGCGCCCGTCTTTCTTGGAGAACTCAAGGTACGGTTGTAAGAAGGTCCCGTGGGTCTTGTTTAATTCTCTGGCCTCCACGATCTGTTTTGCCACTGGGTGGTCACAGGATTCGAGGAAGGATCGGGTGAAGCTCGGCAGGCCGTTGGCCGTCTTTGGATACGGCACCTTCAGCTTGTCAAAGCCCGTGGCAATCGAGGCTGCTGCCCAGATATCCACAGAGCTCCCACAAGTCTCGCGGATGTTCTTGATCAGTTTGGCTTCGCGATCTCGATACTCACTGATCACCTGCTCTGCTTTGTCTCGGTCAAACCGAATGCCGCGCAGCGTTAGGTTGATCAAGATGGGCAGGAGCTCTGTCTCGACTTCGAAGATGTGCTGAACTTCTTCACGCACGAGCAGAGGCTTAAAGGCTTGCCAGAGCTTTAGAGTAAGCGCAGCGTCTTGCTCGGCGTACTCGCCCACGTACATAGCGGGGAGCTTCCAGAGTTCTTTCTTAGCATGTACGCCGAAGTCCCCAGCTGCTTCTTTAAGACCCGCTTCGCTCTTGACCTCTTTAAGGTAATCGAAGCCAAGCGCATTGAGGCTGTAGGAGAAACGATTTTCGTCGAGAAGCGGCGCGGCGAGCATCGTATCGATGATGCGACCATTGATGGTGAATCCAGAGGATAGTAACCACCCGGCATCATAAGCGGCGTTGTGCATGACTTTGTCTGCGGGGGTTGCAAGAACCTTTTTAATCCAGCGTTCAACAATGCTGCGATCAAGGTTGCCACCACCGCCATGAGCAACAGGGAAGTAGCCGCTCCAACCGTCCACGGCGACAGCATAGCCCACGATATAGCCGTCATTACGAGGCCAACCGGGACCCATACCTTCCATGTGTGGATCACAGGTTTCCAAGTCAATTGCAATCTCCTTTGCATCAGATAGATCAGGGAAGTGGGCCGGGGGCACCCATTCGGTCTTCACCGGAAACAGCGGCATCGTCCTATTCAATTCGAAATCCCCTCTCAATGTTTTTTGGCTTGATGATGTGCAGTGATTCTTTAGCCCTTGTCAGTCCAACGTAGAGCAAGCGATTCACGTCGTCTGCGTTGTAGGCGTATTCCTTGGCAAACTTTGGCGAGAGATCGGTCAAGAGCATTACGTTATCTGCTTCGCCACCTTTTGCTCCGTGGATCGTGGAGAGCTTGATCGGCACTTTGCCCATCAACTTCGACCCACGACGCAGGATCGAGATGATGTACTGGCGCTGGGTATCCGAAATCTTCGTCAACACTTTGTGCCAGATGTCGTCTGTCAACAAACCGTAGGAAGCTTTTAGCTCTTCTAATGTGTACTCATTGTTCGGATCGATGTCGCGCAGTGTCTTGAACCCACGCTGGACAAACTCAGTGCCGAGGTGCTTGTAGACTGTTTTGACGACAGGCATGGGCATCGCTTTGCCCTTGCGCAGTGCTTCCCAGCCGAGTACAGCAGTCAAGATGTTCTCGGAGATGCTCCGTTGTCCGTGACGCTCGAACATCAACCCTTGTGACCTTAACCACTCATGTAAGTCATTCAACATGTAGTTGGTAGAAGCTAAGATCAGCCATTCACCGGTGGACACATCAACATGATCGAACGCTTCGTAATACTGGATGAGGCCCGCCTCTTCTCGAGGGTGCCATTCTTTGGGTTGGCGTGAGCGAATGCGGCGCACGACGCGGTTGGCGAGATCGTGAATCTTTGCCGGGACGCGGTAGGATTGCTCGAGTACCTTGATGTCGCCTTCTAATGAGAGGAAGGTTTTGACATCTGCACCTGCCCATGTGTACACAGCTTGATCGTCGTCACCTGCGATGAACGTGCGGTTAGCGCGCTGTGCCAAGTGGATCACCATCTCCCACTGTAAACGTGAAAGGTCTTGTGCTTCATCGACGATGAGTACTTCAAGACGAGGGAGATACTCAGGCTCTTGAACGATCTGTTCCAAGAGGTCCGTGAAGTCCATCAGATTGTTTTCGTACTTGTAGTGACGATACGCGCGCTCGACGTACTCGAAGTGAAACCATTCGATGTTGATCTGTGAGTGGTTGTAATGCGTCTTTAAGTCAATGCCGCGAATGCGAGCGAGGTTGATCTCATTTAAGATAGGGTTGTCTGTGTGTACAACGAACTCATCATCGCCTGCACTAACCGTCATATCCAAACCTGCGCTACGTGCAAACTCTCTGTAGTGCTCGGGCTTCATGATCTCGTTGTTCGATACTTGCAGACAACGATAGGCAAGACTGTGCAGTGTGCGAAACCACGGGAAGTCTGTTTCGGCGTTGAGTTCGTTGAACTTGGCAATCGCACGATCCTTCGCTTCATTAGCCGCTTTGCGCGTGAACGCAAAGTAGCCAATGGAACGAGAGGGCACAGCGTTTTCTAACTCCTGTTCTACGAGGTTCAGGAGGTAAGTCGTCTTGCCCGACCCCGGAGGGCCGAAGACTTTATGAATCTTCATCGTTGGAGTTTCTCCACAAGATGATCGGCTGCGTATCGCCTGCATACTTGAAGACAAACTCACGCTCGATGAACTCTGCGGCTTCGTGCTCACCCATACTGTCTTCTTCGATCAGGATGCGAACCATTACGAGGGCGTCGTATACCAAACGCTCGACCAACTGTTCGCCATGCCATGTGGTGCAGATACCGAGTTCGGCGTCTTTGAATTTCTGTAGTTCGAGGATTTCCATTAGAACGGCGCTCCTTTCTGTTGTGGTGTTTCGAAGGGTGTCTCTTGACGCGTGAACCGTGGTACTCGCCACGCGCGTATTGCCCGGCCTTTCAAGAACAAACTGATCGGCTCACCACCCATGTCACGAATCTTCTGTGCCATGCGAGGTGCGCTCATGCTGTTAAAGCCACTACGCTTTAGATGTGCTTCGAGGTCTTTCATTCGGAAGTACACACGTGCTTCGTCTTCGTCTGTCCAAGGACGGCCCATAAGAATCTCTTCGCGGTCCATCGCTTGCTGCAAATGTGTGGTGAACTCTTCCAACAGGTCTTGGAAGCGCCCGCTGTAGCTGGTGTCTTCCGGTGCATCTTGTATCTGCTCGAGCTCCACCATCTCACGCAAGAGGCCGTTTAAGAATCCTTCCCAGTCTTGCCGACGTAAGGTGGGCGGTAGTACGTTCAGACGTTCGACGCAAGCCTTTTGGAAAGCGGGTTGGTTGAACAGTTGATCGGTGTCGAGTTCGATGCGACGGTTGTTGACATCCAAGAACCACAGAGGCGGCTCGGAGTTGTACTTGGTCAGGCTCGATATTTTTGGTGCGTCAGGACCCTCTGCACCGATGCCGTGTTTACGTGTGCGGCACAGGCCTGCATTACAGAAGGAGTTAAGTGGTGCGTCCTTGCACTTGTACTTGTAATCTTTTTTGTGAAGCTGTTTCGTGATCACCTGAAGTTCGTTCATGGGCAGTGGTGGCCCCATGTACTTCAGGTTGTATTCCATCAGCTTATCTTCCCAATTGCTGGGTGTCGCTTTCTTGAGGTAGACCGCGATGTTAAATAGGCCGTTGTTGCGAGTGCCTTCCGGAAATCCCTGATTGCATAGCGATTGTAGACACGGAGGACCGTCTTTGATGGGCGCGTCCGCATCTTTCTTTTCCTCTTCCGGATGAACGAGCGGCACATCTTGAACGTATTGTTCGTAAATCCCGCAGAACTGATCAATTGTGGCAGCCGTGCCATCATCATTGATCGCGTAACGCAGGGTTTCATCGCCCCCGAAATACGGAAGGTTAAGGAAGTTACCCGTGTCACCGCGCTCAACAAGGACTTCAGTTTGCTTCGGAAAGATTTCACGACCACTTTCTCCCAGTATGCTTGCACACGTATTTAAATAACGCTGCATCTCTGCAGCAGCGATAGGTTCTTTAGTAAACAGGAATACATGAGCGCCGCCTGACTTACTGCGGCATACAACCAGCGGCAGTTTTAGCCGACGAATCTTTTCCACCAGTCCCTTATGGTCAAGCGGATACTGGTCAATATCAATGCAGCCCCATATGCAGCTGTTGTCAGGACGAATAGGAATGATGCCAAGAGAAGGCTCAACGCCCTGAAGGTGAGCAGCCCAAAGGTCATCCGTGGGTGGTTTCCGAACGACAACCGCCTTGCCTGCTTGCTTGCCGCTACCTGTCTCGCGTTCGATTTTATAGGTTCCATAGGCAATGTTCGACCCCTCGAAGATAGCCTTGAATTTGGCGATATCAGTCATTTCTGCTTTCTGTAGAGAAGAAAAGGGCCCTACTACCTAATGGGTTCGGGCCCGTGAATCAGAAAGGAGTTGCGCCTGCTGGTGCAGCTTGCTCGTCGCTATGGCTCACTTTCACATCACCTGCGTTGATCGAGTCAGCAAATGACTTCGCTGCAACGTAGACATCTTCGCTTTCCACGCTACCAATGTGCTCTACTTCCCAACCAAACCACTGACCCTTGTCATTGCTTTCCTTGACAGTGCTCAGGCGATAAGTTTGAGAATACATCGGAGGCGTGTACAGACCGTTCTTGCCCATCAACTTCGCGCTTTGCATCATGCTGTTCCACTTGCGTGACTTCTTAAGCTGCGTGGACTTCATGACGATCAGTGCAGGGCTAGGGATACCTGTGGCATCCAACACCATGACGTAATGGTTCGCGGTGTTCTCGATGTAATTGCCGTTATCGAGATAGTCTTTGTTCTCTCCGGCAACCCGATGCGTTTTGGAGAGGATGTCGCTAGTACTGGGGTAATACGCTATAGGTGCGCCAGAGCCGCTGCCACGCGGTGCCCATTCAATGTACTGACGTACATAGGCACAGGGGACAACCAGAATACCCTTCTTGCCATCGAAGAGTTCCCCTGTAACGCTGTTATAGATCATAC